CCACCCGGTGCGACTCGACAAGCTGGATGCGTGCCCGGTCGAAGCGGTCCCGCACCTTGAGGATGAAGTATTCGCCGTCGATGTCGATTCCCCGGCAGACCAGGGACTGGCACTCCTCGAAGGAGAAGCGGCCGGTGATTTCGGGGCGTGCCGACCAGCGTGCAAAATATTCCTCGGCGGCGTGGTTCCAGGCGGGGTCCGCCGATTGCGCCTGCGGCCGGATGCCGTCCCCGGTCGAGTAGATCGCCATGTCGCCCACCACCTCGCGGGTGAAGCCGCTGTTCTTGCTCAAGTAGCGGCTCTTGCGGACGAGTTCCCGGCGCGTATGCGAGGTTAGCTCCTTCCTGGCATCGGTCGGGGCCGCGCCCGGCACACGGGAACGCCGGCTCGATGGATTGGCCGCCTCGTAGGGCGAGATTGACAGGATGCGCACAAGTTTCCGCAGGAGCTTCACACGGGGGCACGCGTGTCAATCGGGGCTACTTGTCGAGGTACCCGGCAAAGCCGCTTTGCGCCACCCGTCGCCGCGGTCGGCCGTAGGTTTCCGGGGCGAGCTTTTGCAGCGCCTGCTGGCAAGCGGCTATGATGGTGTGAATCTCGTCGATCCGACGCTTGGTGACCGAGGAGCCATTGTCCGCGTAGGCGGCGAGCGTCTTCTTGAGCTCGGCCTTCTGCGTGGCGAGGATGCCTTCGATCTCCTCGACGGTGAAGCCGATGCTGTAATCAATAATGCTGGACATTCATCCTGCATGCAGGTGTCAACCCGCGATTTCAGCAGAACCAATTAGATGTAGGGCAGAATGCCTCGGGCGGCAACAGTAACTCCCTGCATTGTTAGTGGCATCGGGTGGCAAGGTAACCATGGAAAGGATGGGATATGTGACCAAAGCGAATAAGTTCTTCCTTTTCCGCTACCGCTTCCCCAAAGTCCTACCAGCGGTTTCCTGAGGCGTTTTAAGTACCTGAGTGCACTTTTGTGAGCTGTCTTGATGGGATGAACTTTACCCCATGCTACCCAGACGAACTGGCTGGTTGGATCAACAAGCTCATGGTACTTCAATCCCGAAGACTTCCAAACGCTCCAGGCACTTGGAGCGTTGGAACCAGTCGCGTAAAAAAGGTTGATAATTTGCAGATAAGGGTTCTCTCGATATTTCCAATGGTTGAAATATTGGACGCTTAGAGTACGCGATGAAATCGGTGGCAACGTTCCTCCGCATTTAAGAGTAACTGCGAAATCAAAAACAGCATTGATTTTTCGTAAACTAGTGTCCGGGTTTATTATCACTGGAGTATCGAATCCGATTGGATTCGGATGTCGAGGAGTTCCAGGATTACACATCCATACTGTGCCTAAGCATTGTCCTGGGGAGGGGTGACTATTTTGTGAGTGATAGTAAATTCGGGTATTTTGCCGCAAAAAGGAGGAAATAGTACTGCTTGGGATATGATTGAATGTTGCCCAGATCTCACACATCCACTCAACAAAACTCACTTGTTGCATCCTGTCCATTGCGAATCACCCGCCGCCCTTCACCGCCGGCCAACCACCGTTTCACCGCGACATCGCAGTAGGCTGGTGAAATCTCCATGGCGTAGACTCGCCTTCCGAGCTGCTCGCCGGCGATGATTTGCGATCCGGAACCACTGAAGGGCTCGTAGCAGATGTCACCGCGATTGGTGTGCTGGCGCATCGGGATGGCGAAGCACTCGAGGGGCTTCGGGGTGGGGTGGTCCGGGCGCTCGTCGTTGTTTAAGCCCTCGATGTTCCAGACCGAGCGCAGGTATTCGCTGTCGGCTCGTGGCGGCTTCTGACCCTTGACCCAGCCGAAGAAGCAGGGCTCGTGCGCCCACAGGAACCACGAGCGGGTGAGGATCGGCCGGTTCGGCTTGTGCCAGATGATCTGCTGGTGGGCGAAAGCGCCGTTTTTCTCCCACGCCTCCTCGACCATCCGCTGGCGGCGCGAGGCGTGCCAGCAGTACCAGGCGGCATTCGGCAGGATGGCATGCTCGATCGCCACCTTGATGAACCGTTCATAGAGCTCGTTGTTGCACTCAGCGTCGGCCTCGTCCCAGGTCGCCCCATAGGTTTCCGACCAGTCGGTGTTCTTGGTGCGCGTCTGACCCGGGTGGTTGGTGCCGTCGTAGCCGACCAGGTACGGCGGATCGGTGGCAAAGAGAATGGCGCGCTCGCCGTTCATGAGGCGGAGCACGTCCTCGGCGTTGGTGGAGTCGCCGCAGAGAAGACGGTGCGCCCCGAGTTCGTACAGATCCCCCGGTTGGGTGATCGGATTGACCGGTGGCGCCGGCACCGTGTTGGATTCGTCCTCCTTCGTGTCTAGACGGTCGAGGATATCGTCGAGTGAGTCCTCGTCGAAGCCGGTGAGGTCCAGGTCGATCTCGCCATCGAGTTCCGCGAGCAGGCTTTTGAGCGCCTCGTCGTCTGTCTCTGAGAGTTCGGAAAGGCGGTTATCAGAAATCAAAACCGCCACCTCATCGGCGTCACTCGCAAAGTCCTGGAAGTCGACCGGAACGATCAGCATCCCTAATTCCTTGGCCGCCATCAATCGCCCATGTCCCGCAACGATGTAGCCACTCCGCTTGGAAACGGTGATTGGATGCCGGAATCCAAAATAGCGGATGTTTTTCGCGAGGAGCCCAATTTGCGAATCCGGGTGCTGGTTCGGGTTACGCGGATTTGGCCTTAGCTCGGGCACCGGCACCAATTCATCGAAAGAGCACCAGACCTCTATTCCATTGGCCAGGGTACGAGCCTTGGGAGGTTCCGGAGTTTGGACGGAAGCGGCGGTTTCGCTCATGCGAGCGCCGCGCTGTCAACCAAGCATCTCCATCTTGTCGAAGTATTCCTCAACTGGCTGAAGAGGAGCAAAGCGTTTCAGATCACCTTGAATGAAGTAGGTCCATGCTTGCACCGTTGAACCGTTCTCCAATTCGCACTGAATGACCTTGCGCTGGTAAAGCCTCGGATGACCTTCAAGTCGATCAAGGAAGAACCATCCTTTTGGCGGAATCCGGAAGATTTCGCCTCTGACGCGGTATCCTTCTCCAGCCCTTTCGAGCAAGTACGGCAACCCCTCCACCATCAAAGGGTGGCATTCCATGGTGGTGGCATTGCTCACGAACTCACCGCGAGCCCACTCCATGGTGCCGCAGTTGCCGCAGCCCCGCTTGAGGGTGCCGTAAACGAAGACGAGGTCGGGCTTCATGCTTCCATCCTCCACGCCTCGATGTCGGATTCGCTGGCCCAGCTGATGAGCTCCTCAAGGTAGTCGTTCGGGAGCTTGAAATGGACCGCGCCGCCGACCACCCGTAGTAGGTACCCCTCGCGCGGGGTGCCGCGCTGGACGCGCCGGTCGATGTATGTGAGGGCCTCGACAAAGCGACCGTTGCGCAGCTGGATCGGCAGCAGCGCCTTGACGTAGTGCCCGGTGTCCACGCCCTCGTGCTGGTCGAGAAAGAACTCGTCGCGGCGCGAGATCCGCCAGACCCCGCCGCGGCAGAACGAGCCGGGATCCTTGGCAATGGTCGCCACGCCGCGCCGGTTGATCAGGAACCGGTATCCGGGTAAAAGCGCCGAGCCTACCTTGACCGCATCCGGACAACGCACGAGCATCTGCTGCGGGAGCATGTTCGACCCGTAGGCGAAGTAGTAGAGGCGGCTCATTTCTCCTCCTGCGGCTGTTCGAACGGGACGATGTTCTCGGGCGCGGCTGCCGGATCGATCTCCTTCAAGAACCCGTTGTGGATCAGGTCCTCGACAAAGTTCTCGCGGTCGTAGGTCGAGATGATCGCCCCGTTGTAGAAGCGGCAGCGCCCGGAGAGCTCCTCCATGAAGGCCTGCTCGCTCGCGCAGGCGTGGTAGCTCGAGGCACGCAGGGCCCGCACGATCATCTCCGGGGTGTCGCCCCGGATCGTGCCCCCGCCGTGCATGGCGAACGTTCTGGTCGGTGGTGTGGCCAATATGCTCATCGTTTCAATGCGGTTAGGCCGCCAGTTGCAAGCGGCGGCTGGTGTAGTAGTCCATGAGGCGCTTGC